ATGATATTTTTAGAAAAATTGCGTGAACATTATGTTTGTACAAAAATAGCTATTTTAGAAGCTGTATCAAATAAAATAGCTGAACAATATCCTGCATTAAAAGATGATATGGAGATTAAAAGAAACAGATTAGAAATTAATAATGATTTATGCAACTGCTATATAGATTTAGAAGATGGAGCATTTAAAATATGTATAGATGGACAGACTCCGTACTGCTATGAAGATTTTGAATCAGTGTTAACTGATATAGAAGATGAGATAGCTAATAATGAATAATGCCATGTTTATAATCTGTTAACAATGTTGATAACTTGTAAATAAGATGTGGAAAATTAGGGGGGAAAATGAATAAAGAAGATTTAATTATTAATGAATGTGAAGAGCTTAAAAAATTATTAATAGCTAAAAATAAAGATTATGGAAACAGCTATGATAAAACATTAAATGAGTACGGCAGAAATATAGGATTAATACGAATAGAAGACAAATTAAGCAGATTAAAAAACCTTCTTTTATTAAAAGAGGAAATAAGAACAGAAGAAAGTATTATTGACACTGTACTTGATATAGCAGGCTACGCAGTTCTTTTTAGTATTTATTGAAAGAACAGGGCGGTAACAATGAGAAGTGATGATAAAGCATATAAAAGATATAAAAGTCCAAGATGGCGTGCATTGAGAGAAAGTTTTTTAAAAGAAAATCCAATATGCAAAAACTTTGCTGAGTGCCATAATTTTGCTGAACATGTGGATCATATAAAAAGAGTAGAAAGCGAAGATGATACTTTGTTTTATGATAAAAGCAACTTGCAGGCTTTATGCAGAAGATGTCATAGCAGAAAAACAGCAAAAGAAGATGGAGCTTTTGGAAATAAAAAGAAAGATTATTGATGAGGTTAGTTATGGAAACAGATAATAAAGAATATATACATTTGGAAAAAGATGCATCAGAAGGAAAAGTATTAATTGATATAAAAAATATAAATGGTGAAGATATTATATATTTATTATCTGAGTTTATAGACTTTGTAAGTAAAAAAGAAAATATACCAGCAAGTGTATTTTTAATTATGATAGATAAAGCAATAATTAAAAAAAGAGAATTAGAAAATAAAAGAGGAAATAAAGAATGAGAGAGGTAAACTTTATAGAAAATAAAGGGCGTTTTGGGATAACATTTACGTCCGATAATAAAGAAGAAGCTAATGCTGTTATGAATGCTATACAGCGATTTATATCAAAAGTTAGTAAAAAAGAAATAAAAGAAAATATTGATGATAACAGTAAATCTTCTGAAAAAGACTATTCAAGATGTCCTATAGATGGTCCTAGTAAAGATGTATATTTAAATCTATTTAGCGATGACAGATTGATTGAGTTGTACAATAATGATGAGCTAGAGCAAGGATATAAAGATTATATAAAAAATGAATTAAACAGAAGAGGTATTTTTGATTTAAGTATGACTAAATCAGAAAATAATGAAACATCAAAAAAAATAGAACTTGAAAATAAAATAAAAGCTATAACAAACGGCAGAGCATATAATGAACTTACAGACGAAGAACTTGAAAAAATAATTTCATTAGATAAAGAATTATCTGATTTCTATAATACTACAGAAACAGCAAAACATATTTTACACGGTAGAAAGTTTAATCGTAGCCGTGAACTTGAAAATAAAATAACAAAAGGAAGAAGGCTATCAGAACTTACTATTGAAGAATTGGAAGAATTAAAAAAAGTAACAATGATTGATAACTATAAAGAAGATATACAAGAAGAAATTGATAAAAGAAAAAATAAATCTTTTGAAGAAACATTAGAAGAGGATAATGGAATAATATCTTTCGGTGAAGATGATTCAAATTATAGAATAGATGAGGAGTGTGAAGAAGATCCATTAACATTAGATGAAAATCATATTAATAAATGGGACTTTGATGCAGACGGTGATAAAGTGGATAGCGAAGGCAATAAAATGCTTTTTGATTATTAAAAAGCATTTTATTAAACTTATCGATTTAGAAGAGCCTTATTCATGGGAGTTTAAACAATCTGAAGAAGATAGAGAAAAAATACATTTAATTATAGAAGAACTTAATAATAGTAATGAAAACAACATATATAAAAAAGAATGAAAGGAATAAAAAATGAAAAAATTAAAATCATCTAAATATAAAAATCTATATGACATATTAAAAGATGTTGCATATAAACACACTATAGCTAAAGTGTTTTATGATTTTATAGCTATGACAGCATTAAATATTGCTGTAGGTATAAGTTTTAATATAGAAGATAAGAAAAAAAGAATAGAACAATTAAAAAAAATAACTGTGAATTATGATAAAAATGAAATGGAACTTTTTAATGCATTTAAATTAGGATTAGCAAATGAATATCAGAATAATAGATATCAAGATGTATTAGGAGTTTTATTTCAAGAACTTGAATTAAAAAATGATTTCAAAGGTCAATTTTTTACACCTTATGAATTATCATACTGTATGAATAAAATTAATTTTGATAAATCATTATTGGAAAATAAAGATTTTATTCACTGCAATGAACCAGCAGCAGGAAGCGGAGGAATTGTTATAGCTTCATGTCAGATAGCAGAAGAACTAGGCTATAATTATTCAGAAAAATTAATCTGGAGTATTAATGATGTGGATTTGATGTGCGTATACATGTCATTCATACAATTAAACTTAATAGGAGCTTCTGCTTTAATACAGCATTGCAATACATTAAGTATGGAAGTTTTTGATAGGTTTTATACACTCGGATATATTTTAAATAGATGCAGTCAAAGACTTCAAATAGAAGAACATTGTAATAAGATGTTAACAGCTATAAAAGATATGCAATCTTTATCTAATAACTAGAGGTTATAAAATGATTTGCTATATATGTGGCATTTGCCCGCCTTCGGCGAGAATAATTTTGATGATTTATCAGAAACAACAATAATTATTGAAGGTAAAAATAAAGAAGGTAAAGAAATAAAATCGAAAGAAAAGAAATTAAATCTATGTGAAGATTGTATTTTAAGAATTGCACAGTCAGGATTACCAACAACGATAATTTTTGAAGATGAGGAGTAATTTATGATTAAAGGTATTTTTATTCAAAAATATTTAATTAATATAAATTGTATATCAAACATTTATTTTGATGAAAATAAAAAGATTATAAAAATATTTACTTTAGACAGCGGATTGCCTACTACAATAGAATGTGAAACTGAAAATGAATATGATAAATATTATAATATTTTAATATCATTATTTGATTTAGTAAAAGAGATATAAAAAAATGATTAAAGCTATTATTAATTATAATGATGTAAATGATGAGTTCAGAAGAATGAATGATATTTTAGGAGTATTAAAATATAAATATAAAAATATTAATGTTAGTTATAAAAAAGTAAGAAAGAAAAATGAACTGTTTGTAACTATTAATAATGAAAGATTAGACTGTAAACATGGTTTAGATTTTTATATGCAGACAGTAGAAAATATATTGGATAAGGATGTAAGAGTATGACTTTAAAAAATAAAGCTAATAAATATAAAGCTATTTATAAACGAATAAAAAGGCGTGTTAGATATGATTGGCATAAAAAGATAATTTATAAAAAGGAAGAAGATGTTATAGCAAGATTAAAAATATTCATAAAAGTTGGTAAAAAATATCAATGCTTATTATTCAAGAGAGTGTCAAAACTTCCTAGAAAATTAGCTTATGAAAATTATTATAGTAAGGTAGAGATATATAAATGATTGTTTATCAAATTGGTTCTATAAGTTTTGGAATATTCAGTGTTATATGTATTTTTATTAGTATAACATCTAAAAATGACATTGCTAAGGCATTCTATTTACTTTGTTTCTTTTTATCGAATATAACAGCTTTACTTTGTGATATAGTAATAAAATTAAATTAGGAGTTATAAAAGTTTATATTCTTTTCTATATATAAGGGCTTTTGTCTTTAATTTATGGAAAGGTATAAACATGGCTTCTAAAAAAAACAATAAACTAATATTACAAAGCAATAATAATATAATAACTGAACAGCAGGCTGCGATTTTAGTAAAGCAAGCTAACTATTTAAATATACTTGACTATATGAAAGAAGAGCAGCTTATTAAGCAGATAGATTATGAAACAGAGAAAGAAAACTTTTTTAAGCAATGTTCAAAAACAAAAAGCAATCACACAAAAAGACAGTATAAAAATGGACTTAATAAACTAGAGGAATACTGTAAAATGAATAATAAAAATATTTTATTTATTAAAGCCAGAGAAGCTGATGATTTTATAACAGAAGTTAATTCTAGTGAGCTTTCTAATTTAAGTGTACGTGCATTAGTTTCTTCCTGTTCTTCTTTCTTTTCATTTTTAGAAAGAAGATATCCATTTATGAAAAATCCTTTTCGAGGGACAAAAACTCGTCCTCCTGTGAAAAATAAAAAACGTTTGGAAATACCAACTAAAAAAGAAATTGAATTAATAATTAAAGATATATCAGATCCGATTATAAAAGTGGCCATCATTTTTATAATGGAATGCGGTGTGCGTGTTGGTGCTTTACCTAATTTAGAAATAAGAAATAATCCCACAGGGACACATTCGTGTAAATATTATTCTTATTCAAAAGGAAAAGAAATAAGCTGGAAAGTTACTGACAAAGTTATTAAATTATTAAAACAGAATAATCTCTCTTTTAATAATCCTTTCAAAAATAAAAGTTCTGAAGTGATAAGAAACATTTTTTATAGGAGTTCAAAGCGTTTGTATAATCAAGGTAGAATAAAAGCTGCCTATTCTATACATGATATAAGGCATTATTTCGCTGTTACACTATATAAACAAACCAAAAACATAGAACTTATTAGACAGGCATTAAATCATAGCAGTATAGCTATAACAGGAATATACTTAAAAAGTTTGGAGGTAGAATAATATTCTATAGTTGCGATAATTACTGTTATAGTAATATACTTATAAAGTAATAAAATTTTTTTAATTAATGTTAATAGAAAAAGGAAAATATTTAGCTCTTCTAACGGAATCAATTGTAGGATGTTGATTTATATTACATGTTTCAAAGTTTTTTCTAACATGAATAACAGCTTCTTTTATATTCATCACAGATTCTGAGTTATTTTTAGCAACATTAATTAGTTCACTAGTAAAAAGACCTCCTTTATTTTTATTTTCATTGGCTACATTATTAATATCTGTAGAATAAACAATTATATTACCATCAGAACAATCATTTATACAATTATGATATTTATTTCTATATAATTTAACAATATTATTTGCACTATTTTGCTTTACAGCTTCTGTAGATTTAGAAAAGTTTTCATAAATATTATAATCATAATACTCTCTACAAGCATCAACTATAATTAGTTGTTTTTTAGCTTTTGTAAAAAAACAACTAAGTGGAAATCTTCTATTACCATTTAGTTCTACATATTGTTCATTTGTTTCTATGTTATGAAATCCATGTGATGCTATAAATACTAAAGAATAATCCCCACTATAATTTTGTATATTTATTATATCATCATTTGATGGTTCATCTTTCATCCATATTTCACTATCGTACCAAGCACCTCCTTTTAAACTTGTTAAAAAATATTTCATATTTTCTATATCTTTTAATGTACCTAGTATAGGAGTAGCCGTATTTTTTGCTGATGATGAAATTAAAAATGCTTTTTTATCCATATAGTTTACTCTCCAAGTATATCTTTTATTATTTTTTTAGTACCTTCTGAATAAGTATCTAAATTATTATATTTATCTTTTTCATTTATCCAACCTTCTTTATGAAGTCTAACCCACTCTTTATAGTTTATAAAATTAGATATTTCTTTTTCTTTATATTTATAAAAAGAAAAAGTATTTTCTAAAAAATTAAATACTAAATTATAATATACTTCATATCTCATATATCTTTCATCGTTATTATTACTTCCATTATTGTTATACCATTCTTTAATAAAATCTTTATTTTCAAGATATGGATATCTGACAGATATTTCCAATATATTATGAAGTTCATTATTTAATTCTCTTATTTTTTCATTTTTATTATTTATGTAATAAAGGACTATATAAATAATACTTGATACTATTGCACCAGATAAACCAGAAATTAAACTAATAATGATTGTATTTTTATCCATAATCTACCCCTATAAAATAATATATCATAATAAAATAATGTCAACCTCAATCATATATTTTTTATTGAATAAAGTAGACTTTTTCAAATAAATGTTATATACTATAATTATATCAAATAAAAAGGATATCTTTATGCCAAGAGGTGGAGCTAGAAAGGGAGCTGGCAGAAAAATACAAGGCAGTGAAAAAGCTGATATAAGGGTTATGTTTAGGCTTACCAAAGAGATGTATAATCTTATTAATACTTATGCTCAGAAAGAAAATTTAAGTGTTGGGCAGTATGTACGTAAAATAGCTATAGATAAAATTTATATAAACAAATAGGTTGTCTATGGATGTAAAAGATTTACTAACTAAATTATATTTTAAAATAAGACTTTATGAAACAGAAGGAAATGAATTTCTTAATTTGTTCTATAAATTAACGAGAGCTATAGATGAAGATTTTCATAAAATTACACAATATGGCGGAGATGATGGATGTGATGGATATTCACCAAAACTTAAAATTCATTTTGCTGTTACCACTCAAAAAGATAGACTAGATGAAAAATTTTTATCTGATTTTGAAAAATACTTAAAAAATAAAAAAGCAGATACATTTGTATTTGTATTAACAAAAAAAGATATAAATATTAAACTTAGTAATGCTATACAGGAAAAAATAAAAGAGTATCCAGAACTCAACATTAGTTATTGGGATTTTGATAGAATTTTAAAAGAATATATGAAACTTACATTAGAAGAAAGAAGTGAAATACTTGGTGATATAAGTATACCAGAAGGAGATTCAAATGAACCAATTTCTAATATAATTTCTGGTATATTAGAAATTGCTAAAAAACAGCGATTATCTTTTGCTTCAATAGGGACATCAACTATAACAGAATTAAATAAAAAAATAGATGGTAATAATATTAATTTACTTGCTAACGCTATAAAAGAAACAGCATCTTATACATCAGCTAAAAAGTTTTTTGATAATAATTTACAAGAAGCAGAAATATTTAGAAATTACCTAGATAGTCTTTATAATAAACATAAAAAAAATTCTGATGATGCAGATATTATTATATGGAAAATAATAAATGATTTAGGTATTGAAATAACAGAGTTGAATTTTATGAACATAATAAATATTATAGCTTTTTTTATAGAAGAATGTACATTATTTGAAAATATAGATGCTAAGGGATAAAATATATGGTATTGCCAAATAAAAGTTATACATTATCTAATTCTTTAATAGGTATAGGTGCTATTATTTTAGAACATATAAACAATGAAACAGATATTGATAAATTGTATGAAACATTACATAAAAAGTATTCTATAGATTTTAAATATTTTACTTTTAGCTGTACTTTTTTATATTCTATTGGATTAATTGAATTAGATAGTAATAATATAAGGAAAATATCAAATGATACTGAAAAAATTAATTCTATCTCCAAATAATAGAGAAATATCTTTTAATAGAGGATTAAATATTGTTATAGGTACTCACTCAAAATATAACTTAGATTCAGAAACTACCAATGGAGTTGGTAAAAGTTTATTAGGTAGAATATTAAATTATTGTTTAGGATCTAAAGATGAGTATTTAGAAGATGCTTTTGATAATGAATTTAAAGAAGATTACCAAAATTGTACATTAATATTTGAAATTGATCATGTTTATCAAATAATGAAATATATAACTGGTAATAAAAAAATGGAGACTTCATTTATAGATGATAAATATCTAAAATCTTCTAAATATTCCGATTATTTAAAAAAATTATTATTTTATGATGATAGTCCAACATTTAGAGGTCTAGTAAAGTACTTTTTTAGAAATCAAAATGAATTCAATGATTACATAATTAAATCAGAAAATACTTTTAATGATTCTAAATATGTTTTATATTTAATGAATGTTGATATATCCTATATGGAAAAAAAACAAGAATTCATAAAAACTATAAAATCACTTGAAGATGATAAAAAATATTTTAAAAATAGGTTAAAAAGTGAAGATAATAAATTAGCTATTAAGAATATTCAAGATGAAATAGAGGAATTAGAAAATAGTTTAAAAGAATATAAAATATCTATAGAATATGAAAAAGAAATGGATAATTTAAATACTGCAGAAATAGAACATAAAAATTTGATTAATGAACTAGGTAATTTAAAATATAAAAGAAAACAGGCTAAAGAATTTTTAAATTCTTTAATAAAAGATAATATGACAACAGAATATATTAAAAACATATATGAAGAAATAAATTTTAGATTTCCTAATGAAATAAAAAAAGAATTAAAACTTGTAGAAGATTTTCATAAAAATTTATATAGTAACAGAAAAAATAGATTAACTAATATAATTAAAGAAACAGATAGTAAAATTAATGCTATTGAAAATAAACTTTTAAATATCCAAAGAATTATAGATGACTCAACTCGTAATATAGATAAAAGCGGAATTATGCAAGAATATTCATCTATAAGAAATGTTTTAGAAACTAAAAGGATAGAATTAAAAGAGCTTGAAAAAAATAAAATAGAAATAGAAAATATTGAATCAGCTATAGAAAAAAAGATAATAAAATTTAATCAATTTTTAGAAGAATTAGAAGAATATACTGAACTTATGGCTATTGAAATAAAAAAATTTAGTGAGGAATTTAGAGCTAAACTAACATCAATATATAAACAACCTGATGGTATGATCACTTTGAAGTCAAATCTAAGTGATCAAGCTCAAACTTCCTTTGATTTAGATATAGAAGTATTGCATGATAGTTCTGATGGTAGGAAACAAGTTGGGATATTCATTTTTGATTGGTTATTATTAATATTTGGTAAGCATAAAATAAATTGTTTATATCATGATAATAGACTATACCAAGCCGTAGATAGTAAAATATGTGCTAAAATGATAGAAATAGCTAATGACTGGTGCATAGAACATAATAAACAATATATATTGTGTTTAGATGATGATAAATACAATGCCATTATAAACGATAGACCAGATTTAAAAGAATTAATTAATAATAGTATTATTCTTAATTTACAAGACAATAAAGAAAAAGATGGAAAAAATAAATTATTGGGTAGAAATATTATTATAAGAGAAAAACGAAGAAAAAAATAATATATGTTTTTATTATAAAGGTTATAAAAACAATTTTTATATATCTAAGGAGAAAATATTCAAATGAAATCAGCAGAAGAATATTTTTACGATGGAAATAAATTATATGAACAGAAAAAATATGATGAGGCTATTATATGTTATGAGAAATCAATTGATATAGTACCAAAAGAAAATACATATATAAGATTAGCTGGAGCTTATAGAGAAAAAAAGTGCTTTTATAAATCATTAGAAAGTTTTCTAAAAGCACTTAAACTCAACCCAAACTCTACTTATGCATATATAGGTATTGGAAATTTATATTTGGATAATAGATATTATGAAGAATCTATTGCCTATTATAATAAAACTATAGAATTAATAGAAAATAAAATCTCAATAGAAGATAGTAATTTAATTAATTCTTATTACAATAGGGGATTAGCTTATTATCATTTAAGACTTTATGATAAAGCTGAAAAAGATTTTTTTAATGTTATAGATAAAAATCCTGAAGATTATTTAGCATACATAGATATTGGAAATGTTTATTCTATGTTAGATAGACATGTAGAAGCTATAAAATACTATAATAAAGCCATAGAATTTTGTACAAAATATAATAATGAATGTGATATTAGTAATATTTATAACAATTTGGGAATAGTATATAGGAAAATAAAAGATTATAAAAAATCTAATGATTATTTTGATAAATCTATTTCCAAATATAATAATGATTATGCTTACATAAATAGAGGAATTAATCATAGGATATTAAAAGAATACAATGATGCCAAAAAATGTTATGAGACTGTTTTAGTACATTCAAATTACATAGATTTTTCATATAAATTATTTTACTCAGTATATAGGTTATTTAACGATGGAGGAATTGATGTGAATGAATATAACAAAATTACATCTAAAATTATTAAAGAAAGTTTATCTAAACAAGATGAATATATAGAAATAGTTGAAAAAGATTATAAGCTATATAATTATACAAAAATAAATAAGAATACTATTAGAACAACTTTAAATAACGAATTATGGTTGAGTCATCCAAATGTATTCAATGATCCTATAGATCCAGTAGTTAAACAATTAAATGAAAATAGTGGTGGTAAATTTCAATATTTAATAGATTCTATAGTTATAGGATGTCTTTCATTAACTAATGATAATTCTCTTATGTGGAGTCATTATGCTGATAAACATGAAGGTATATGTATAGAATATAATTTTAATAATTTTTTTCAAAACAAACCTGATGACATTATATTAAAAAAAGTATCTTATGTAAATGATATAATTATAGAGAAAGATTCTATTTTAACATCTAAATCTAATAATGAAAACAATATAGTTGATATTTTATCTACTAAATCAATAGAATGGAAGTATGAGAATGAGTATAGAGTAATAAAATATTATAATGACGATAAAAATAATACTATACAAATGCCAATAAAAAATATATATTTCGGTGCCAAAATACCTAAAGATGATAGAGACTTTTTAATAAAAATATTGAACAATAAAAATATAGGATTTTATCAAGCTAATTTTGATAATACTAAATTGAATAAAATAGTTTTTAACCATATTATTATTTAAATTCAATACTTTTAAATAAATTCTGTTAATAGTAATATTAGTATAATTTAATGCTTGTCTAATAAGTTATGTTGCGATAACACAAATTATCGCAACACTAATTATACTGCCGCAAAGGCTCACGCAGTGGCTCTACTTATTCATATATTCTTTATGTATCATAGCTATATACTGACTAGCTGATAAATTAAGTTCGGTAGCCTTTTCTACTATGCTTTCCCATATATCATCATGCATAGTTATATTATGTCTATTCATTTTACCTTTTTCTTTATCTCGAAAAGGTCTGCCAATATTATCTTTTTTTACTTCTTTTTCCATAGTATTAAAGCCCTTATTAAATTAAATATGCTTATGCATAAAGCAGTGATGGATATTATCCAAGTAATAGTACCTAACATACTTGACTCCTTTATATATATATTTTATAATATCCAAAGGAAGCGGGTCGTGAACCCACTCCCGTTTGGTTGTATTAAGAATTATTTGCCAGCATTCTTAATACTGATAACGGCTAGTATAACAGCTGTCAACAAGTTTATAATAGCCGTTGTTAGATTAACTATGTCATCCACTGTGTCCTCCTTAATTATTTATATACACATTATATACACATTTAAGTAAAAAGTCAATAGTAATTTAATAAAAAATAATTTATTTTAATTTTTTTCTTATCTGAATTATAACTGATTTATATTCGATTGACTGGGGGGTGGCTAAAATCTCTGTGGGCTTTCAATCGGTGCAACGAGTGGGGAGTCTTTTATGCATGGCGATAACTTTTTTATTAGGGGGTACTGAGAAAATTAGTGATATTATAATGTAAATACACCTTCACTTTCATAAATACTTTTCGTATCTTCAAAATGATTTTTAATTACTCTATGAAGAGCCATAATAGAGGCTACAACACCATCTATTCTTTTATACGATCTTCTTCTGTCAGGTTTTACAGGAAGATAATTATCCCTACCATCTGTTTTTACTTCACAGCAGCTTATCATCCAATTAAGAACAGCATTATTACCATGTAAAAGTTTACGTTCATCTATAGTTTTTTCAAATAAAGAAGTTCCTTCAGATAAACCGCCGACAGCAAAAGACTGCCTAACCTGTTCCATTTTGAAGCCTTCGCTTTCTAAGTGTGTTACTATTTCAATAGCTTTCCAAGGATCATAAGCTATTTCTATAATTTCAAAATCTTTCGCATCATTTAAGATTGAAGATTCTATAATATTAAAATCTATTATATCACCGCTTGTTAAAGTAATTAAACCTTGAGAAGCCCATAATTCATAAGGTACTCTGTCCTCTTTAGAACGCTGCCTTATATTTTCTTTAGGCATAAAGAATCGAGGCAGAAGTATATACGGACCATTATCAACAGCATCAAAACATAAAACGTAAGCTGCTATATCTCTTGTAGTTGCTAAATCCAAACCTATGCAGGCTTTTCTGCTTTTTAATTCATTTATATTTATATTTTGGTGTGAATAAGATTTAATCCACCTGTCAGAAGATATCCAAACCTCACTCGCCTGTGTCCAAACATTCAAGTTTTTTGTAAGAATATCTGTTCGCTGAATAGGTTTATCCAGTCCTTCCAAAAGCCTAGATTTTAGGTAACTGTCTTTTACAGAAACATTTATATTAGGATTAGCTTGAAAAATAATTTTATTTATTAATTCTTCCTGTTTTGAAACATCTTCTTTTTTTACTAGTTTTTCTTTATATTCTGACATAAATACCCAAATATCATTGATGTCGTCAGGCTCATATATTATGGTAAAATATTCATCATTATTTAATGAACCTTGTAATACTTGCTTTGCATATTCATATTCAGAAAAACATACTGAAGATTTATCAAATCCAGCAGTAGTAATTATAAATATAAGAGGCTGCCTTCTAGCTCCCATTACAGATTCAAGAACATTTAATAATTCATTATCAGGATGAGCATGGTATTCATCTACTATAACTAAATGCGGATTTAATCCGTCTTCAGTATTGCTGTCCTGTCCAAGCGGTTTGGATTTTGATGCAGTATCTTTTTTCTTTGTAATTGTAGAAGTTTGTTTATATGTAATCGCTTCTTTATTAAGAGCTTTTGCTTTTCTTATTTGCCTTTCGCTTTCACTCCATGCAATTTTTGCTTGATCTTTTTTAGTAGCTATATAGTATATTTCGACTCCAGACTCTGCAGGACTATCGCAGAAAAAACAATAATTACCAATGCCAGATGCAAAAGTAGTTTTTCCATTTTTTCTGCTCACTTGAACGTATGCTTTTTTGTAACGTCTGAGTTTATTTTCCTTTCTCCTCCATCCGAATATACTTGCTATTATAAACTGTTCCCAAGGCTCTAGTATAATATTATGATTTGCCCATTCACCTTTTGTATGTACTAAAGATTGAATAAAAGTAATAGGACGTTTAGCTTCGTTCTCATCAAAATAAAAAGGATAATCATTATTTTTTGATTTTTCTATATCGTCCAAATGCCTTTTTACAGATAAAAAAGCAGCTTGACATACTGGTAATTCTTTATTTATAACTTTATTGATATATTCTTCATATGTATACATCATATTTAACCATTTATCATTTTTTCAAGCGGATCATCCTCTTCTATAGTATCAGGTGTAGGAACTTTCTTTTTGGAAGCAGGAGTTAAACCAAACTCAGTAAGCATTTTTGTATATGCTGTTATGGCTTTATGATATGCTAAATATTCACCCATAGTTTGAGAGTTTTTACCTGCTAAATAGCCTGCTATAGAACCGCCTTCATTAATCATAGCTTCATAAAGATTCATAGCATCACCATAATGTAGGCATAAAAGTTCAAAAGCAGATAAATCAGCAGGACCGAGCATATTTTTTTCAGCAAAAATAGGAGCAAGTTCCTCCCATTTTTTTAGAGAATATTTGCTGAAATAATCAGGTGCTTTTGGAAATACTTTATTATTTTTCTTTTTTGAAGTTTTTTGTTTTTTTTCAGACATAATGATACACCTATTAAATAAAAACTTTATATATAAATGAAAGAAATATAATGTTTTATAACTATAAAAATTATAAAACATTATTTTTTATATAAATTTAAAATCATTCATAAACTTCTATATTTTGTTGTATATGTAAACATTAAATAAAAAAGGTTAATAAAGGTTATATCTTTTATTAAAGATATGAGCTCTATAAAAAATATAGGAAACAGTATAAAGAAATGGCTATTTCCAGATTTTAGCCATATAGATGGAAATAATTTTTTATCAATTCAAAATGATAAAACTTTATCAGCAGTCAATCCTAATACAGCTTTAACTTTCTCTACAGTATTTGCATGCGTGAGAGTTATAGCTGAAACAATAGCAACCTTACCTCTTTTTATATATAAAATAAATGGAAATAATAAAGTAAAAGCTAAAGATCATTCTTTATATAGCTTATTACATGACTCACCTAATGAAGAATGCACATCAGTATCATTTATAGAAAGTCTAATCACTCAAATACTTTTGCAAGGCAATGGTTTTGTAGAAGTAGTAAGAGATAATTTCAACAGAGTAACAGAACTTTATTTAATAGATTCTAATAAAATTAAAGTATATAGAGATTCAAACGGAAATAAAATGTTTGAATATTATGATGACGGAAAAATAATCACTTTATCTCCATCACAAGTTATGCATATAGCAGGGCTTGGATGGAACGGAATAATAGGATACAGTCCAATAGCTATGATGCGTAAGCAAATAACTACAGGACTTTATCAGGATAATTTCGCATTAGATTTCTTTTCTAATGGCGTTAAAAAAGTTCCAATTATTTCACATCCAGATAAATTAAGTGCAGATGCTAAAAAGAACTTAAAAGAAAGTTTCCGAGAGGCATGGGAAAAAGGCATCGTTGTCCTTGAAGAAGGAATGAAAATAGACCCTATAACAATGAACTTGTCAGATGCTCAATTTTTAGAAAGCAGAAGATTTTCGGTAGAAGAAATATGCCGAGTGTTCCGTGTACCTCCTCATCTAATCGGCGATTTAAGCAGAAGTACAAATAATAATATAGAACATCAAAGTATAGAGTTTGTTACTCATACCATAAGACCGTGGTGCGTTCGTATAGAAAAAGCACTGAATGGACATTTATTAAGCGGATTAGAAAGAAAAAAATACAATATAGAGTTTAATTTGGATGGTCTTTTGAGAGGTGATACTCTTACAAGACAGCAATCAAATCAAATTAAATTAAATAATGGGGTTTTTACTAGAAATGAATGGAGAAGTCAAGAAAACCTTAACGAAGTAGATGATGAATACGGAGATGAGTATTTCGTTTCTCAGCAAATAAGACCAATAAAAAGTGTATACGAAGAAACTAAAGAGAATCAAAACTTTAATATAAATAATAATGATGAAAATAAAAAATTAGAAGAGGAAAATAAAAATGACAGTGAAGAATAATGAAATTAGAAGTATAGATATTGATATTCAAAAAAGCACAGACACCGAAGGTGAACCTCTTAAATTGAGAGGTTATGCCATTGTATATAATTCTTTAAGTGAGCCGCTTTATGGGGATTTATTTAGAGAGCGTATAAACAGAGGTGCTTTTACTAAATCATTATTAGAAAATGATCAAGTATGTCTTTGGGGACATGATACAAGATATGTACTCGGCAGAAAAAGTGCGGGCACATTGATTTTAAGAGAAGATGATAAGGGCTTATATTTTGAAGTTTCTTTGCCAAATACTACTTGGGCAAGAGATTTAAAAGAAAGTGTATACAGAGGCGATATAAAGCAAATGTCTTTCGGCTTCAAAGTAGTAAGAGATAATTGGCTTGACAATAAAGAAACATTAAAAGAATATGGAATGCCTATTCGTGAAATAAACGAAATCACTTTACATGAAATATCATTAGTAACATTTCCTGCTTATACAGAAACAAATGTTAGGGATAAAAATGAAGATGCATATATACCTACACCGCCTAAAAAATCTGTTATAAATGATTATTTTGAAGATAGAACTAATGAATATGAGCAAAAAATAAAATATCTAAAAATAAAAAATAAATAAGGAGTATAAAATTATGACACCTGAAGAATTAAGAGCTTTAATAGAAAAACTAAAAAATGAAAATAATTCATCTTTAACAAGCATTGATGAACTTATGCAAAAAAGAAATGCGTATGCTTCTATGAGTATAGAAGAGAGAGAAATTAAAAAAGATGATATATCAAAGTTAGATAATGATATAGAGACTTTAATGCAGGTTGTAGAAAATAGAAACAAAGAGATAGAAAGATATGACAGACTTCTATCGCTTCAAACTAATTCTTCTATGAATAAAAGAAATATAGCTGATAATTTAGATAATGCATCCTCTGATGATAACGAAGCTGAATTAAGAGCTAAAGTTACTAGATGGTTTAGAACAGGGAACAATAAGGAGATAAGAGAATCACTTCAGGCAGGAGTTGCGGAAAAAGGGGGGTACACGGTGGCCCCGCAATATCTAGTACAAGACATTATAAAAGACCTTGATAATGCAGTACAAATAAGAAAAAAAGCACATATACTTCCTGCTATGAACGGGTATTCAAGCATAGGAATACCTACACTTGATAGTGATTTAAATAACCTAGCATGGACTTCAGAAATAGCGGAAGTTGAAGAAGATGAAGCTATGGCTTTCGGCAAAAGGGAGATGAAATCTAATCAACTTACTAAGTTAGTTAAACTTAGTAAAAGATTAATAATGCAAAGCAATATAGATATTCAGGCTTTTGTAAAAGAGAGAATAACATATAAATTATCTGCTACTTTAGAATATAATTATTTGTATGGTAATGGTACAGAAAAACCTTTGGGTATATTCGCCCAGACGTCAGATAATGCAGCTGCTATTCCAACTGATAGAGATATAAAGGTTGGAACTGCAAGTGCTGCCATAACTTATGACGGATTAGTAGATGCAGTAAGTCTACTAAAAAGCGGATACCAAAGCGGAGCTGTATGGATGATTAATAGAAAAGCTGTTGCAGCATTAAGAAAATTAAAAGACAAACAAGATCGCCCTATTTGGCAGGAAAGTCTTTTGGTAGGACAGCCTAGTACTCTTCTTGGAATACCTGTTGTACAAAATGACTTTATAGAAGATAAGTTGGAAGCTACAAAATATTTTGGATTCTTAGCAAACTTAGATTATTATTGGATAATGGATAGTTTATCTATGGAGCTTCAAGTTCTGCATGAACTATATAGTAAAACAAATCAAGTAGGATTCCAAGTAGGATATTGGGGAGATGGAGCACCTATTAAAAAAGAGGCTTTTGTAAGATTATTACCAAATGATCAAGCGTATGCAGCTTAAGGCTTTTATATATGAGTAGCAAGACTGAAGATATTGATAACACTATAGACATTGATGTTGCTAATGTAGTCGAAACAGGTACCGAAGGTATGCTGTCGCAAGATGATGACAGAGTAGTTACTTTGTCAGAGTTCAAAAAGTTTCTAAACTTAGAAGGCATTGACTATGATGATTATATACTGCAATTGGCTTTAGACAGTGCAATCGGCTATTGTAATAAAGTTAATGAAACAGAATACAAAAGAATTGATTGCCCTGCTGAAGTTAAGTATGCAATTCTTGGACTTGCTACTCATTATTTTGAAAGCAAAACAGGAGAAGCCAGTCAAAGTGAAAAAGTAGCTTTGGAAGGTGTACATAGATTATTAGCTATAGCAAGGAAAAAGATTACTCTATAGGAGATGAGCCAAGCCAGCGAATAAGTTTACTTATTCGCTTTTATTAGGCGAGGCGAATATAACAATAATGAAAGTTGGAAAATTAATTCATACTATAACTTTTTATACTTCTGAATATATAGATAATAAAAATGGAACAGGAAAAACTCAATTAAAAGAATTAAGAAAAGTAAAATGCTCTATTGAAGATATAACATATAAAGATATACAGCAAGGCAAAAGAAAAGATTTAGAAAGAACATTAAAAGTACATACTCATTATTTCAAAGAGTTTGATACTAAAGGAATGATGGCCAAAATAAACCGTGAAACTGATATTTATGAAGTAATTTATAGAGAGAATGTTTCATATAAAAATACAGAATGCATATTTACAATAAAAAAATTGGTAAATAATAAAAGCGAATAATATGTCAGGTGTTAGCAGAAAAACTTCTATAAGTATAAAAGGACTTGATGAGTTTAGAAAAACTTTAGAAGAACTAGGAGGCGATTTTAAGAAGGCTATAAAAGCAGGGGCTAGGAAAGCAGGAAATGAAATAGCAAAAGAAGCTAATGCAGAGGCAAAAAGCAGAGGCTGGAGTGAAGATAAATATTATGATGTAAAAGAAAGAAAATCATCAAAAGGAAGTGACACTTCAGTAGCTATAAAGGTGGGAACATTAGAAAAAAAAGGAGGAGGAGTTCCTCAAAAAAATAAAATAAAATGGTATAAAGAGCAGGGAGACAGATATTATGTACGCTTCCCTGAATATGGGACAGTTTATCAACCTCCTCAGCCTCTTTTAATTCCTATTTTTGAAAGTAAAAAAAATGTTATAGAAGAGTATATAAAACAAAAATTACAGCAAGCAATAGATAAGGCGAATAAAAAGAAATGATTGAGAATGCTATATATACAATACTTAAAGAATTAACAAAAGATAAAGCAGATGGAGTTTATTTAGATTTTGTTAATGACTCAAAAATAGATAAAAATAAAACATATATAGTTTATTCTTTAACAAGCAGCACACCGTATTATGATTTTGAATACGGCAGGAATGTTTATCAAATAGCTGTATATTCTAATGATTTGAGTAAAGCATTAAATATACAAAGAGAAATAGGAAAACATTTCAGTAATTTAAAAACGATTATTGAAGATACAGAAATATGCGGATGTGATATTTCAAATGAAACACATAACTATACTGAAGGTTTTTATCAGGCTGTAAGCATAGTAAATATATTATATAAATATTAATAAAGGAGATATTATGAGTCAAACAAGCGTTCAAAATAAAAAAACAATAAGATACGGAAGCTCTAAGGTTTTAATTGGAGATAGATTTGATAAACTTACAGACATAGGAGCGGCACGCAGTGTTGCTATAAAAGAATCTATGTCTACAGCAGATATAGAAAGCGACAATGCAGGTACTATAGCTACTTTACAGACTGAACATAAAATGGAATTAACACTTGACAGCTTGGAAGTTAATTTCAAAAACTATGCTATGGCAAGAGGCGGTATAGATGATATAAATGAATATGATGGTAAAACAGAAATTACAAAAGAATATATAGTAGAATCGGATACATATAAAAGAGGTGAAGAGATAAAAATACCATTTAAGAATGCAGATGGAAGTGAAGTAACAATAACTAAAGTAGAAAAGAAAAACTCTACAGGAAATATTTTAATAGAAGAAACAAGCTATGAAAAAATAGGAACTAACGGAATAAAAATTACAGATAGTAAAATATCTCCTAGCACAGATACTTTAATTATTACATATACAAGAACTATGCCTAAAATGGTACGCATGACAACAGGCGGAAAAAGTTCTACAATAAAACCTAAATGCATAATGATAGTTAATACTAATGCTGAAGGTAAAGAATTAAGAATATATTTACCTCAGGCTTCAATAGCAGGAGGCTTAGAGTTTAGCTTCCCTTCCGATAAAGCACAGGATGTATTAATAGGAAAATTGAGTTTTTCAGCAACTTTAGCAGGCAGTCAGCAAAGCGGAGAACAGCTTGCATGGTATGAAGATGAACAGTCTGTAAATGATGATGAAGAAAATACAGAAACAGAAGCTTTAACTTTGGAAAGTGACAAACCAAATGTAGATATAAGAGCAGATGGAAATGACACTATTATTTTAACTTCAAATGCTGATGAGATAACACATGCAGTAGAGCCTGCAGAACAGGCTTTTTTTGATGTAAGCTATGAAGCTGAAACTAAAACTTTCACTATCACAGGAAAGGCAGAGGGTACAGCTACACTGAAAATCACAGCTAAAAAAGCAGGTTCTGAAGATATTATTAAAGATATATCTATTAATATACAAGCAGCTAATTAAAAAATATTATACAAAAAGGAGGAAGCGAGAACGAGGCTGGCAAGATGATTTATCATCTTGCAGATTATTAGCCGAGTTGGAGCATAGCAACAATGGACATAGTAATTACAGATTTAGAAGAGTTTAGTAAACAGAAATCAGTTTATGCAACGCTTGGAGATTATAAAATAGATGTTAATGATATACCTCTTAAATTAGCTATTAAAGTAAATAATTATTTTAAGGGCTTGAAAAATGGTGAAGATATTGATCCTGAAATATTGATTGATGAAATAGTAATTCCTCTTATACAAAAATATCATCCTGATGCTAGCAAAGAAAAAATATCAGAAGATTTTAATTATGATCAATTATTAAAATTAATGAATATGGTATTTGAGTCTTATCTTCATGCAGGAACTGATTCAAAAGAAACAAAAGAGCTTGATACAAAAAATAAAAAAAAAGAAAACTAATAAAAATAGAACTAATAAAGTTATTGGCACATATAGCTCATAGTTATGGGTGGACAGAAGACTGTATGATGGAGATGAGTTTGCAAAGGCTTTTGCTTTATTATACAGCTTCTTTGAATTTGCCTTATAGAATAGCAATAGAAGAGGAAACTAAATTAAATAATTCTTCATCTGAAATAAAACAAGGAAATAAAACTATAAGAAGAGAAAAGCAAGGGCTTTGGGAAATAGAAACAATAATAACGGATAATTAAATAAATGAGCAGCTTAAATGTTAGTATATATGCAGATGCTTCCCAAGCTATTGAAGCATTCGGAAAACTTAAAGATAAAACAACCGACTTAGAAAGAGGTTTTGATAAAATAGGAAAATCTTTTGATAAGTTCGGTTCTTTAGCTGCTAAAAGTTTAACCGTTCCAATAGCGGCAGGAACAACAGCTTTTGCATTAGCAACTAAAAAAGCTACTGATTTTGATAATGGAATGCGTGAGGTTCTTACGCTTCTTCCTAAATTAAGCAATGAAGGTTTTGAAGATTTAAAACAGGAAACTTTGGCTTTTTCTAAAGAGCTTGGCAAATTACCTGAAGAAGTAGTACCTGCTTTATATCAATCACTTTCTGCAGGAGTTCCTAGAGAAAATGTATTTGAGTTCTTAAAAACTGCAGGCGAGGCTGCTATTGCTGGAGTTGCTGAATTAAAAACTTCAGTGGATGGGCTTACTTCAGTTACAAATGCTTATGGAACAGAAGTTCTTAATGTTAATAGAGCTTCGGACATAATGTTTCAAACTGTAAAGCTAGGAAAAACTGATTTCACTCAGTTATCAAAATCTTTATTTAATGTCATTCCTACCGCTTCAGCATTAGGGGTTCAGTTTGAAGATATAGGAGCTGCTATTGCTGTAATGACTGCACAGGGTACTCCTACATCTGTTGCAACAACACAGATTAGGCAGGCACTAGTTGAGCTTAATAAAGAAGGTACAGCTGCTTCTATTGCATTTGAAGAATTGACAGGAAAAACTTTCAAAGAGTTTATAGCAGAAGGAGGTACTCTTCAGGAAGCTCTTGAGATGATGGGAAAAGCGGCCAAGCAAAATAGCAAAGATATTTCAAGTATGTTCAATAGTGTTGAGGCAGCAAATGCAGGTCTAGCATTATCTGGAGACAACGCTTCTAAATTTAAAGATTATTTAGATCAGGTGAATAAATCTGCAGGTGCTACAGCTGAGGCATTCAAAAAAATAGATGACGGTCCTGCTAGACAGTTTGAAAAAATAAAAGCAGAACTTAGTGCCTTGGTAATAGAGCTTGGCAACAGCCTTCTTCCTGTTGTTAATGAAGATTTACTTCCTATTATAAGAGATAAAGCAGTTCCTATTGCTGAAAAAATGATTCTTACTATTATATCTTTAATAAAAACATTCAGCGATTTGCCTGCACCTTTGCAGGCAGCAAGTGTAGGATTTGTTTCTTTAGCAGCAGGCTTCGGTCCTGCATTAAAAGGTATAGTAGGACTTGGAAAAGGATTAACAGAAGCTAAGAAAACTATATCAGATTTTAAAAATGCGGTATCTGCATTAAAAACATCAGCAAGTTCTATTCAAGGATTAAGCACAGCTTGGAAAGCATTAAATACAGTAATGGTTGCTACTCCTATTGGAATTGTTACAGCAGTTAGTGCAGGTCTTGCAGCATTAGCAGTAAACGCTTATAAAACAGGACAAGAAATAAGAAGATTAAAAAAAGAACTTTATGATAATTCTACTGCAGATACATCTGATTTAATGGGATTAAATAGAGAAGCTGATAATATAGCTTTACTATTTAGAGAATATAATAATTTAGCAAAAGCAAAAAATCTTGATGCAGAGGAAACAAAAAGATTAAATGAATTAACAGAAGAACTTACTTCTTTATTTCCAAACTTAAAAACAAAAATGCTTGATGCTTACAGCGTCATAGATGCTAGAAAAGCTAAAGATGAAGATTTTATGACTTCAGATGAAGCTGAAAAACTAGCTAGAGCAACAGAAAATTATAAAAAAGTAACTGAAGAGTATAATAAGGCAAAAGAATATTTTGAGAAAGGAATCTATCAGGATTTAAATGTATTAGATGGTGCTGGAGCAGTTCCTGCTGATAAATTAGAAGAAGCTAGAAAGGAAGTAGAGAAATGGAAGTCTAAGCAGGAGGCATTAAATACTGAGATTACTAAATTAAATACAAATATTAGAGAAAGAAAAGCTCTTTCAATAGACGGCATTAGTATAACAGATAAAGAGATAGAAGCGAATAATAATTTATCTAAATCTACTAAAGATAAAACAAAAAGTTATGAAGATTATTTAGCTTTACTAAAAAAAGCAGAGGCAGAAGAAAACAGAAGAGTCAGCAACCTTCGTAATATGGGAGCTGAAATCAGCGATGCTGAAGCTCTTGAAGCTAAAAAAGACAAAGTAGGTTCTATACTCACAGAAATGAGTACAGTATTAAACTTAAATGCTAATCAAATAAAGTATTTAAGTGATAACTACGGATATGCATTAGAAGGAATAACAACTGACAGGTTCTCAGAATTAGTAAAAGAAATAGAAGACAGTATATCAGCTTATGAAAGAGGCGTTGCAGTTGCTGAGGAGTTTGGTGATAAAGTAAGTGAAACCGAACAGCAAGGACAGAAAAGCGAAATAGTTAGAAGCGGCATAGAGAGCATAACGAATGAATTAGAACTTACAACTGAACAAGTAGAAATATTAAAAGAGAAGTTCGGAGATCTTTGGAAAACTCCGACTCAAAGTTTTACAGATTATTTTAGTGCTAATTGGCTTCAAATGCTTAATGATAGCATAGGCTATATAAGCGATTTTTATTCTTCTATACAAGAAATGAAAATACAGTCTATAGAGTTTGAAATAGAAAAAAATGAGGAAAGAAAAGAAGCGGCATTAGAAGCGATAGAAGAAGAAAAAAAAGCAAGACTTGAAGCTATAGGAATAATGGAAAACTCTCAAAAACAAAGTTTATTAAAAGAAATAAAACAATTACAAAATAGGCAGAAAGTTGCTTTAGGACTTTATGAACAAGAGAGAATAAAAGCAGAGCTTGAAGAGAAACAAAAAGAACTAGCTAAAATACAAATAGAAGAAGAAGCCAAAGCCAAACAAATGGAAGTAGAAAAAAACTACAATAATGAGAAGATGAGACTTGAATATAATTCACAAATGGAAAGCTGGAAAATGTCTTTGGCTCAGGCAACGGCTTCTATAGCACAAGCAGGCATAAGTGCTTTAGCTTCAGCAATGGCAGTTCCTTTCCCTGCAAACTTAGTTGCTTATGCAACTTTGCTTGGAATTATAGCAGCTGGATCTGTTAACTTGGCAACATTATCCCAAGCTAAACCGCAAGAGCCTAAATACTTGGCAAAAGGCGGACTTGTAGAAAGAAGAAACGGAGGAATTAATGCTGTAATCGGAGAGGGAGCAAGCGATGAAGCGGTTATACCTCTTGAAGATAGAATATTGTCAAAAATAGGAAGTCAGATTTTTGAAGCAAGCAAAGGTGAAGATGGTACTTATTATGCAAATACAAATACAGCGGAAACTGTATTTAATCAGCCTGTTTATTTAATGCTTGACGGCAAGATAGTGGCAAGCACAATGCTTAATTTAAGCAAAAGAGGTGTTAAGGTGGTATCGCAAAGGGGAATATTATGAGGCTATTATGGGATAATATTTTTAATAATTTTGAATATACTTTCTCTAGTGAAGATGATTTTTTCCCTATTTCTAATATGTTTAATTATCAAACTCTTGAAGTTGGAAAGTTTGCAAGTGAAAGTGAAGGAAGTTTAACACTATCAGGAAATGGCATTATAAATGAAATAGCTGTATTTAATACTAATGCGGATAAAATAAGATTAGAAATAACTAATACGGAAAATAATACTTTAATATATAATATTAATATTATAAATAAACAGGCTATTCATAATATAGCTGCTGTAGAGTTCATAAAAGTAAAAATAACTTTTATCAAAGAAAATAAAGACGGCAATATACTTGAATGCGGATATTTAATACTAGGCGAAGGAGTAGATTTTCCTCCGCACGATAAACAAAAAACGCATACTATAAATTATACTCATAATCAATATTTTTCTTTAACAGGTCATTATTTTTATAGAAAACTTCCTGCTAAAAGCTATGATACTTGGAAAGTATCTTTTCCATATCTTACTAATGATGATAAAGAGAAAATAATAAACTTTTTTGATATTAGTAATTTTGAACCTTTTGCACTTCAAGTTTGGATAGAAGAAACAATAAGTCCTGATGAGATTATAGAAAATGGTAATTCTGATATAGAAACAGCAAGATATAATATAAGCAAATACGGATTATCTAAATATGGAAGCAAGATAAATACGATGACAGAAACAATAGAAAAAAGAACTGCTGTAAAATCAAAAACTATTGTAAAAGATAATACTATATCAAAAGCTAAATATTATATGAAATCTGGACTCTATGTATGTACTAATGAAAAAATAGATTTTAAAAAATCAAAAAATGATTTATATCAGTACTCTACAGAATTAACATTTAGAGAAATAAAATAAAAAATTGTGAGCGTATGGCAAGTTTACTTGACATACATATTATAGCGAACAATTTTTTATGAATAATAAGGATTAAATAATATGTTTGAACTCGTTTATGAATCTTCCTGCATACCTCTTAGCATTGAAGAGGGATATAAAAGACAGAACAAATTATTAAAACATACAAGATTTCTGCATACTGCATTCGAGGGTATAAAAATAGATTTCTCTAATAAAAGCAGTATGCCGTTTATAAGAAAAGGTTCTATATGTATGTTTTGCTATTCAATATATGAAACTAAAAAGCATATAGTATTACACGAAAGTGCCCCTTTGGGGAAAGACAATACAAATAATGACAGCAATAAATACATTCTATTAAAATTAATTAATAACGGCAGAAACCTAGATGCCCAAATAGTAAGCAGTTTAGACTGCTATTATAATGAAGAGCTAGGAGGTTTTTATTTAATCAATAATGAGGAAATAAGCAAATATATTCCATTAGTAATAACCAAAAACGTATATTATGAAATAGATTATTTTGATATGTATAATAATGAGGTGTATTAATGTTTAAGTTAATTAAAGAACCAGAAGAAAATCCAAGCAATTTACTAAACAGCTATAGACTGCAGAATATTATTATGCAGAAAATGCGTATGCTTCACACGGCCTTCGACGGCATAAAATTAAATCATTGGAATGATACAGACATAGAACTTCCAGATATTTTGGCAGGAAGTATCTGTGAGTTTGAAGGCAGATTATTTGAAACAAATGAAAATATAAAACTAATTGATAATATAACAGATGTTAAAGAAGATTTAAGATTTATAAAACTTGTTATAGTAAGAGATGTTGATAATAAAAATAATGATTATTTAAGAGCGGAAATAGCAGGCGGATATAGTGAAATGTTAGGAAACAGATTTCCTGATTATGATTATGATAATAGAGGCTTTTATGTAAAAGATGATAATAATATAATAAAAGAGAAATATCTAAGATTATCAATGAAATATGATGCCAATCTAGGCGGCTATGTAGATAAAAAATATTGGAATATTAATGACTTTCAAAGAAAAGGATTGACATTAAAAAGAAAAACAGTAACCTTCGAAGCTGGAGAACATGAGTTTGATTTTCCTGATGATGTTCATAGTATTACAGTACATCTTGTTAGTGCAGGCGGAGGCGGAGCTGGTTTAGTATTACAAGGTTGGGGGCAAGCTATAGAAAAACAATATGGAACAGCTGGAGGAGATTCAAAAGTAGTAATAGCAGATAAAGATATAGTAATATGCAAAGGAGGCGGAGGCGGAACAGTTGATACTACAGATGGAAGTGCTGCTACTTCTGAAATGAGACAAACTGGAGGAGCTGGCGGTGCAGTTACTTTTGATAATGTTATGCAAAACTTGGTAGAATATAGGAATGGCTCTGTTGGGCTTACGGAAAAGAAATATTATACTCAAACAGGACATAACGGAGGAGCATTAATTCATAATACTTTATGCTTTGGAGGATACGGAGGCAGAGGAAATTACATATCTAATAATGATCCTAATAATGTATTTAGTAATAAAGGAGGTGCTGGAGGAGGTGCTGGAAGCTGTGCTGTTATTACCTTAAATAGAAGTGTACTAAATGGAGCTAAAAAAGTAAAAATAATAGTAGGTTCAGGAGGAGTAAGCGGAGATAGAACAAAAGATGTAGAAGAAACCAAAGGTCAAGACGGAAGTGCTTTAATAGAATATATGCAAAAATAGGTTATATAAATGCTTAAGAGTTTTGCCAATATTATAGAACTTGATATTTCTAGTCCTGATACTAGATTAATATTCGCACCTTTTGGAGGTGTATGGATTGCAAGTATTAATGAAATATATTCATTATACAAAGATTCTTATTTTGATGAATTATTTAGTATAAAAGAAAATGAATTATATAATTTATTTAATATTGGTTCTATAAGCATTGACAATGACAGAGGATATATAGAAGTTTTTTCTTTAGAAGCTCTTTATCAGCAAAATAAATCTTATTATCAATATACAGAAAATAAAATAAATTATATAGCTATACATTTTAATAACTTTGAAACTCCTTACAGCAAGAAAAATATTATTATAAATATAAAAAGATTATTCTCTACACGTGAATGGCTTGATAGTAATAATAATCTAATTACTGAATTAAATAATATCTACATAGAGCCTAGAGTTGAGGAGATAGATACAGCGGATATAGAAGGTGATTCGCTTGCATTTGATACTATTCAAACAAATGAAATGTCTGTTACATTAAGAAATGATGACGGACTTTTTGATGATTTTAGTAATTTATATGGTAATAGATTTTTAGTCAGGCAGGTATTTGACATCAGTGATTTTTCTGATTCAAAAATTATATTCTCTGGTTTTATTCAAAAGCCTGACTATGCTTTTTTAGAAACTGTAACAATAACAGCTTCAGATATAAGAGCTTCTTTTTCTGCTGAGCTTCCTAAAAATGTTTTCAGTGAAAAAGAATATTCAGACTTAAAAAACTTCCCTGAGAATGTTCAAAGCGGGGAAGATACTATTGACACCTGCAGAACTTTAGCAGCTGGACATGGCATTATAGTAAAATTAAAACCTATAAAATATTATACTCCAAGCATACTAAATCCTGATTTGATTCCTGAAGTAATTTTTGAAATATGCGACACTTCAAGGCATGCTATAGAAAATATTGTTAATAGGAAAGATCCGCTTGATGAAAATAAATTAAAACCTCATATATATTTTATAGAAACGCCAGAAAGTGAAAGTGAAATAATAGAACGTGAAAATGGTACTATTATAAGCGGAGAATTGGAGATATTTATCCCTGAGTTTAAAGATTATCAAGATGGAAAAGGAAGTCAAAGATTATGGACATTAGATAAAGAAAAAGGCCAGTTAATTTTTAGAGGACATAAACAAGTACATTCTATAACAGATACTAATGATAATTTATATGAGTTATATGCAGAAATAGATATTCCTCCTTATAAATCTTTAACTTTAATGCGTGAGATTTTAGAAGATTATGAGAACATAGCATACATTAAAGAAAATTATAATATAGAAAATTGGCAGATTGAAGAAGAACGTTCAAGAGAAATAGCTGTTTTACTTGATAATGATAATAAAAAAACCACACTTGATTTAATAGGAGAACTTTCATTTTTAGAGCAAGGAAGATTAGAGATATATGACAATAAAATAGATTTTATTAGTACAAGATTTCGTGAAAATAAAGCAAAATACAAAATAAAACAATACTGTATGGGAAGAGTTGATAAAACAGTAGAGGAAGGTGAATATTTATCAAGCTGCAGCATTAAATATGATTTATTAAAGTCCACATATAAAAATACTGACTTTGAAGAAGAGGCTAAAAAAAGACATAGAATAAATGCTCATGAAGAGTTTGAAACGTTATTAAAAAGAAAAGAAGATGCTATCAGTTTATCTAATGAGATAATGAAAAGCAGGTATTTATTAAAAGAATATTACACTTTTGAATATTATGAAACTTTAGATTTTCTAAAGTTATTTGATATAGTGGAGTTTGAATATAAAAGAGAAAACGGCACTTACTATATAAAGCCTTGCAAGTGTGAAATACTCAAACTCAATATATTTGATAATGTAATTAAGCTAAGACAATTATAATTTTTAGGGGGTAGATTATGATTACATATCTTGGAGTATTAAATGTTATTAACAGCAGTACAGAAGATTTTATTTATAAAACAAATGTTTTTGATATTATAGATATGAAATATGATATAGAAAATGCCTGCAGAGTTCTTAATATAAGCAAGCCTATAACTATAGATGAAGCTAAATTAATTGCTGATTATATTAATAAATAATATAATTTGTTATGGAGAATATTATGAAAGAAAAAACATGCAATACTTGTTTAGAAAGAGATAACTGCAAAGCTCTATGCAGTGATATGATTAATAAGTTAAAAAATAATAAAAACAGGAATAATATATATTCGGATAATTCTTTTTTTTCTTATAATAATGTACAGGCTGATGAACTATCATCCGTATTATATGGATATGGACTAAGTGAAATAGAAAATAGAGATATGAGAAGAGTTGTTATAGCTTTGCTTAATAAAGAACAAAGGGATATACTATCTTTATATTCTCAGGGATATTCTCAAAAAGAAATAGCCGATATTCAAAATGTTTCTCAAGCGGATATTTCAAAAAGAATAAAAACTATTAAAAATAAAATAAAAAAATCTTTAATTATCATTATTCCTTATATTATCAATTAGTTAATAAGTGTTATATATTTTCTATAAGTTATAAAACAAAACTTAGGATAACTTATTATGTTAAATAAAAAGGAAATATCATTACTAGAAAAATATATCAAGCTAAAAAATGATGAGAAAAAGAATAGAGAAAATATTGAGGCTATGAAAGATGATGTTCTTAAAATATTAAAAGAACATGAAGGTAAAGTTGTGTATAACGGATATAACATATCAATGCATGCGAATACATCGTATCAATACAGCGAAGCTATAGTGAATATAGAAACAGAAATTAAAGTATTAAAGCAAAGAGAAGTAACTCTTCAAATAGCAAAACAGAAATCAAATACTGAATATATAAAAGTATACGAATTACAGGAAAAAAATAAAGAGGAGTGATATATGTTTAATGAAAATATATTAAATAAAATCGGTATAAATATAAAATGGCTTATGCCATTAAATAATGCTTTTCAAAAATACAATATTACGGATAAAAAAGAAGCTGCTATGTTTTTAGCACAAACTACGCATGAAAGTAATGATTATAAAAGGCTTGAAGAGAGCTTCAGATATACTCCTCAAAGACTTTTTGATGTTTTCAAAAAAAGAGTTGGTAGTTTAGATAATGCTAAACAATTGTGTATTAAAGGAGCTGAGGCTATAGGCAATTTTGTTTACGGAGGACGTTTAGGTAATGGCCAAGATGAAGGCTATAAATATAGAGGAAGAGGAATAATACAGCTTACTGGAAAAAATAATTATAGAAACTACGCCGGGAAAATAAATGCTGATTTAGTTAATAATCCAGATTTGGCAAAAGAGCCTAATAATGCTGTAGAGATTGCTTTATTATTTTGGAAGGAAAAAGGATGTGGTATTTTAGCCTCTCAAGGCGATGTAAAAGGAGTTACTAAACTTATTAACGGCGGATACAACGGACTTGATGATAGGCAGAAAAGATTTGAAAGAATATTAAAAATATTAGAGGGTTCAAATGGCTGATATATTGACTGCTTTATCTATAATAGGTATTTGTACAACAATACTTATTATAGGGAAATGGGTTAAAGAACTTATTATGCATAATAAACAAGCTAACTTAAAAGCAAATCTTAAAGATGGTACTATAGAGTTTGGAAATAATAAAGCTAATATAGAAAAACCTATAGAGAATCAAAATAAAATAGTATCTAATGCTTTTGAATCCCCAAAAGAACTAGCTGTATTAGAATCTAAAAATAACAGTGAAATATTAGCTTATTATAATGGTGATAATAAAGATGAAAATAAGTTTAAATATGATGATAAAATTACATCGCTTACAGTTTATAAAGAATACAGCAGTATAATAAGTCAAAGCACATTAAAAGTACAAAGTCAAATCATAAGCTACATAGCACATAATCATATACTTAATAAAAACAAGTCCGAGTTTGAAAAATATGTAAAAGAAAAAAGAATAGAAATTATAGATATATATAATACATCTTTATCTAAAAGCGATATTATAAGTATAAAAAAATTGGCATTAGAAAATATCTGCAACTTCTATTATATGATTATATTAGACAAAGTTAAAGATATTTACAAATCAATTTACAATAATCATAAAGCACAATATGAGAAACGTAAGGATTTTTTGAAAAATCTTAAAAATATTCCTGCTGCTGACAGATTAAAAAGTTATGATGTATTTATCTATAATAACTTTACTGAAACAACTATTAAAGACAGTGAAATAGTTTTAGAAAATCTTGAATATTTGCAGAAGTTTCTTCTAGGCATATTTCACGACAATTTAAAATATAATGGAGTTAGATAAATGAGTTTTATAGACAAACATAATGCCAATAAAAAAGTAAGCATATATACAAGCATAATCAGCTTTGTTTTAGGATGGGTTGTTGTATTTTATTTAATAGTAATAAAAGGATTAACTCCTGCTCAGGATTGGGGAGTTGCATTGCTTATTATAGTTTTAGGTTTAAGCAGTGTCAGTATGGGAAGCGATTTAAGAGGCTTTCTAAAGATATTAAAAAACAATAATCATAATGATGATGATAAAAAAAATAATAATAAAGAATAAAAGGAGTAAGAATGATTACATCGACAATGTTTTTTAGTTTTTTTAGAACTAAGTTAGGCAAGCGAATAATAGCTGCTGTTATTATTGCTTTAGTAGTTTTTGTATGCTTTTCAGTTATAGCATATAAAAATAATACTATAAGGCAAAAGGAAAAAGAGATTGCACAATATCAGGAGAATATTAAAGGTTTAGAGCTTCAAACTCAAACACTTCAAAATGAGATACTGTTTATTAAAGAAAATGAAAAGTTCCAAAATAGTTTTAGTAATTCTGATGCTATGATTAAAAGCATAGACCAAGAAAAGCTGACAAGGACAGAATATGAAACATTTAATAGTATATCTAATAATTTTTATAAGTATTTTAATAGTATTAACTTCATGCAGTACAAAAATAAAATATGTCAAAGTACCGCTTTCTACACCGCCAGAAATATTTATTATAAAGTCAGCAACAAATCGGCAGGATTTAATGAGAAGGTATCAGGAAAGTATTATGAAAATAGGCGAATGGCAATTATGGTATAACATACAGACAGGAACAAATTATTATAAATATAAAAAATAAATAAAATAAGAATATAGCAAAAAACGAGCCGAACAAGCGAATAAGTTTACTTATTCGCTCCTATATTGTGAGGCGAGTATAGCAATAATAGGAGTTTTATTATGCTTGAAAAACCTACAGAATATCAAGAAGTATCTGCACAGCAGAATGAAAAAACTGTATATGCTGAAGATATTAATCAAATAATAACAAATGTAGAAAAATTAAAAGGCGGTCAGGCTAATGAAGCTCCTGTTTCTAATATCAAAGATTTACATTCTAGTATAAATGAGTTAAAAGAAAGAATTGATGGTTTAGGAAACGGAGAATCTTCACAACTTCCATCATCTGCTGATAAAATATCTTTTAATAATGACAATGCTAATTTAGATTTTTCAGATGGATATGATTTTCCTAGATTTAAGAATGAACTTAAAGAACTATATGAAATAAAACTAATAAATACCGAAAGTTTAAATAATATATCTCATATAGATGATGTTCAAGATGTTTATAATTTGACTTTAGAAAAAAATGAAAATAAATACATACTAAAAGGTACTTTAAAATATAATAATACAAGTAAGTCTTTTCAATTTGATTATTTAGTAAAAGAAATAGATAACTTAAAAGACTTTGGAATGATAATAAATGAACTATTACAATTTATTCCTGCTGAAATGAATGCAAAAGAAAATGAAATCGTTATTGAAGGAATACAAAACTTAAAGTATTTTTTTAAGCCTGCTTTTGGTATGCCTATATTTTCTATAAAAAAACAGGATGACTCAATATTTGAGAATAAAGAATATACAATTAATATTAATATAGAAATACTAATAAAAAATATAAAAAATAATGATATATTTATTCCTGTAACATTAGGAAATGCATATTCATCATATCTTAATATTAATAATATAAATGGAAAAGCAGTAATAAAAGGAAAATTAATTCAAAAAGTATCATCAGCAAGTTTTTTATTTTTTTCTTATTTGTCATTAGAAAATTATTTTGATATAAAAACTGATCAAAATGACAGCTATTATATAGAAGCTGGCAGTATGATAACTTCCAATAAAAATAAGCCTATTAAATATTATATAAGAAAATTAGTTAATGATATGTCTTCATTAACGCCTATATATGCAAATCTATATTGCACTCTATATTATTTTGAAATAAAGCATACAGACGGCAGCAATATAGAATATGAGGAAATACTAACATTTAATCTGACAACTCCTAAAAATGCTGATGTTCAAAAAATAGAAAAAGAGAAGAATATTCAAAATGCTATAGAAGTATTAAATAAAAAAATCATAAGTTCTTCATCAAATGCTGTATTATTAAATAAAATTAAAAAAATATCTGAAATAAATATAAACATTAGCGAACAGGAAATGATTTTAGCTGTTTATGAACTATTTACTTATTTGCCTATTCAAAAGATAAACAACAATACTTTATCTTTTGTTACATTTCCAAAAGATTTAGCAAGTTTTATTTATTTTCCTAAAATACAAGTAAATTCTTTATATAATGGAATAGCAGCAATACCATTTTTTAATAAAAATTTATCTAGTGACAGAAGCTATATAATTGATAATTTATGTTTTAATGTGTTTGGTATAAGTGATAATGCATTTGTGAGTTTAGTTGGAACTACAGATATAGATATATCTCAAAAAGATTTTAGTAATATATATACATCCTGTTATATAAAGTTTATATATCAAGACGGATTTGATAATGTAGAAGTTAATAATTCTTTAACAGCATACTAAAAATTATAAGGAGTAAATATGTTTAAATTAATATTAATTTTTTTAATAGGTGATATGGTGTTTTTTACTTTTATTGGAATAGTAAAATACTATAACAAGTTTATGAATGAAAAAGAAGGAACATTCAAGGAAAGATTAAAAGCTATCATTAAAGAGAAAACATCAGTATATTATTTTATTAAATTAGCTTATGTATGCTTTATGTTTTTTATAGCTATTATTTCATAAATCAAAGTTTGAAATTGCTAATCCAATATTACTTCTAATCTGCCATTTTTCTCCTAACAATAAAATGTTTTAAGGCGGAGCTTAAAAAGTTCCGCCATATTTTTATGTATTATTTATTTTTAAAATATAATTATGAGTTTTTAGAAATTAATACAACTTATATTAAACTTTTTATAATATAATCAATCAATATGAAGGTCAAAAGAATTATTCATTTTCGTTATTTTCAATTTTATTTTTTTTTGGAGTATATTTTTTGTAGAACTTATTAAATCCTCCCCATTTTTCAAGTATATCTTTTTGTAAACATCCGTATATAGCACTGCATAATTTACAATCATCTATAGTTCTATGCAAATTATCTATACTAATGTTATAATATGATGCAACTGTTGCCTGCTTATAATTCTCTAAATCTTTTAATACTCTTTTGGCTATATACATAACATCAATAAAATCATTCTTTAATAAAAGTTCTCCATTACTAACTTCATATAAAGCATCATATAAAAACTTTATATCAAATGAAACGTTATAACCAACTAGTATGTCATCTCCTATGAAATCATAAAATTGTTTTATAGCCTCATTTATTGTAGGGGCATTTTTTACCATTTTATTAGTAATATTTGTGTATGAACTTATAAAACTAGGAATGTGATCTACTTTTACTAAAGTTGAGAAACTATCTGTTTCTTTATTATCTCTATATTTAATAGCTCCTATTTCTATTATCTTATCTTCTCTAGGTTTTAATCCTGTAGTCTCAATATCTATTATAGTATAATTAGCAGGAAAATCCCTTAATAATTTACCTGTTTCTCTAGGTTTATCATATTCAAAAGTAATTTCTATTTGATCGTTACTATTAACTTTTTCAACATTTGATTTTTTAGAGAAAGTAAAACTATATAAAAAACTAGCTATAACTATTATAAAAATAAATATCATAAATGCTATTAACATATAACCCTCACTTATATTGTTTACTAAAAATTTAATAAAATAAAATGACTTTGTCAATAATTATATGAAAATATTTAATCTTAAATGATTGAAGACGATAATAATTATATCTAAGAAAACAACTCTATTCTTTTTCAAAAGTCAAGCAAATTTTTTAGAATAAAAATGGAGTTGTTTTTTTATGCTTAATGCTGAAAAATATAATCTTTATGATTATTCCAAAGATGTCAATTTTATTATTCAATTTGCTGATTATCTTTCTATAGATAAAAGCCCATCAACTGTAAAAACATATAAAAATAATATTATATATTTTTTTAAGTTCATAATTAAACAAGATAATGATTATTCTATTTTCTCTGAAAAAGATTATATCTATATTTGCAGTACTGAAGTTTTATACCAAAATATAAATAAAGAATTATTAGAAAAATATATATCATATCAAACAGAAATTAAATTATCATCTGATATTATCAACTGCAGAATAAATGTTGTTAAAAGCTATCTGAAGTTTTTGCATAAGAAAAAAATAATAGAAGCTAAAATATTGATAGATACTTTTGATGATATAAAAAGACCAAAGCCAATAATAAAAGAGCAGTTAGTAGTAAAAGCAAATCAAACTTTAGATATTATAAAAAAAATAGAAAGAACTTCAAAAGACAGTTTTACAAATAAAAGAAATATTGCAATGCTGCTTTTAATGTCAAACACAGGCATTCGCAGAAAAGAAACTGCAGGCATAGATATTAGAAATATTAATCTTGAAAACAAAACTATAACTATTTATAAAACAAAAGGAAGTAAACCTCGCATAGTTGTTTTTTCTGATATGATTAAAGATGTATTAATTGATTATATAGCAGAGCGTGATGAGATATTAAGAAAAAATAAAATTAAAGAACAGAATAATCTTTTTATTAAAAACAATGGCCATGATTTAGCAATAGAAACTATAACTATGATTATGAGAGTAATATCAAAAAGAAATAAAATAAAAATTACATGCCATTCTTTTAGGCGTGGGTTTGCAACTGATATGGCAGAATGCGGAACAGAAACTTATTTAATAAGCAAGATGATGGGACATTCAAATATTAACACAACAACAAGCAGATATATTTATGTGCTTATGAATATGATAAAAAATGCAATGAGTAATCACCCATTTAATAAAGTAAATACAGAAAAAATAAATATAGATAATGAAATCAAAAATACAAAAAATGATTTTCAGGAAAATATAACAAATACGCTTAATACAATAGTTCTAAAAATGAATGAGCTTAATAACAGGATTGATAAACTGAGTATAAAAAACTAATAACTGAACTATATACTAATACTATACTGTAATATGGTATTTATAAATAATATGGTTCTGAATAATCAAAACTTTTTGATTTAACTTTTTATCATTGATTTGGCGATTTTTTATTAGATTAGCATTTTGTTAGACTGACATTTTGACAAGCTCATTAAAAAAATTGTATGAGATTAGCATTTTGTCAGATTGACATTTTGAAAAGCTCATTAAATATTTTGATGTTAGTTATTTCTATAAAAGGCGTTTTGTAATGCTAATTTATGCTATTGCGATAACATCATCAAAAATTGAGTTTTGATTTTTGATTTGAATGGCTTTATTTGAAGCGTAGAGGATTGTTTTTGGGGATTTTTTAGGTTTAATATAGATTTATGTATGCCTGATTAAAAAACTTCAAAAACACAGCTTTTTTATAAATACTAGATAACTATGTTTTTTAGTTTTTTATTTTTAAAATCTTTAAATCAAAAAAGTTTAAAAGTAGGTAGTAGTAGTTAACAGCAAGAAATGTGCCAATTAATTTTACTACCACCACTACCACTTTTTTTACTCAAATTTATTTTATTAAAAAATTAGTTTTAAAAATTTTTTGTATTTTGTTGACTTTAAAATTATTTTGTGTATATTAGTAATTGACAAGCAAAATTATAAAATGCTATCAAAACAAAAGCCTGAGAAACTTTTGCAGCATTAAAGGAAAGAGAATATGAAAGATGATAGAAATATAATACTATCTTCTAAAGAGTTGTATGCTCAGAAGAAAAATAACAGTTCTTTTAACTTAATAAGCTCGAAATGCGGTACAAGTGTGAAAAACTATCTCTCAAATAGTTTCTTTCCTGCTTGTATTTTGCTTGTCAATAAAAATAAAGCCTTGTACCGCTTTCTTATAGATTTTAAAAAATTCGTTAAACTTTTAAGTTTGTCAACCGATGCACTTTATATGTAA